ATAATTTTCAGGTGTTTCACTTTTATTTTCAAAATCAGCTACTAATCTAATTCTTCCCGCTCTTGTTGGGTCGTTATTGTCTATGCATACTCCAAAATATATATTATTTTGGGGATTTGCTTTGTCTACTCCTTTACCTGCCATTGTCTTCTGTTAATCTTGCTCTATCTTTTAACTCATTATAAACTTTAAAATAAGCTTCCTCTACAAAATCTAAATGTTTACTTAATTTGAGTAATAATTCTTTTGTTTCTTCAAATTCATTTTTTAAACTATCTGCAGCTTCTAATAAGTCTTTATTAGGTTTATTTTTATGTTCTTCTAATATATTTTGTAATTTCTTCTTTTCCATATTAAGCGGTTAATCCGGTCCCTTGACCTTTATCGGTAGTACCAATACCTCCTGGCGTTTTTACTGTCATAGGATAAACACCAACCTTTGTAACTGCATTTGTATCAAATTCTTTTGTCCTGCCATCCTCATATGCCATTAATGCTGTGACATACTCATTTGGTGACCCATCTGGATTATCAGATACATCTATACCAGACTCTTCCAAATTTTCTAACGTATTAAGTACTGCTCTAGTTTTTGAATATCCAGGGCGTGCAGATGTAGCGAATCTAAGAGTACTAGGTACGTTTAATCCCCCGCCGGGCGGTAGCGGAATTTTTAATAACCTCATGATACTATCTAATATGCTTTTACAATTCATTAAATTATCAATCATTTCCAATATTGTAGTTAATAAAGAAATTAATGACTGTATTATCTGCATTTGTTTCATGGTTTGTTCACCAATTATCTGACTAGTTAAGTAATCTATCAATTGTAAAATAAATTTCTTTACTTCATCATACAAAATCTGTATTAATAAATCTTTTAATCTTTTTATAATTCTTTTTACCAATCTAATAAACTCTTTTAAAAATTCTTCTTTATTAGTGGCATTCATTGTGTTTCCTATAGCTACCCATGCTGTAACTATAGGTAAAATTATCTTTGGTGTTAGAATTAAACTAATTAATATTTGTGGTAATTGTTTTATAATATCTAAATTAATATTTAAGTCTAAATTAGGTATATTAATGCCAAATCCATTGATATTATTATTAAGTGCTTGTTCTATTTTAATATTTTCAACAGTCGGGTCAGTTTCTCCTAATAGTGAGTCTAAAGCAGAATTTATAGACTCTACATCCACAGGTTTTTCTATATTATCACAATCCTCAAATCTAATCATTCCTTTCATCCTTAGATTCGCTAAATCATATATATGTCTAAGGTCTTGTGGGCCAAACTCAAATAGATTAGTGTCCACATCATCGTCAGATAAGTGTCCTGTGCCTGACACATTAATTTCATTCCCCAGACCTACATCATCATCACCACATAGACCTAAAATTCTTTTAATTATCTCCCAAAACTTTCCATCCAATTCTAAATCTAATGGTGTTTTATTTAATTGTATGCTAACCACCCCTTCTAATATCTCGAAAAGCATGGCCATAAAATTAGTTTTTCCAAACATGTCTATAGAATCAAAATAATCTCTTATAAATTCTGTTAATTTATAATTGTTCTCTCCTGGTGCTCCTCTCCATGGAGTTGGGTTGGCTGGGGTAGTAGGTCCTGTAGAAAATGAGCCGTCTCTACCATATGGTCTTATGGTTAACAGTGTGGTACCATCATAGACAATATCAAATAATGGATTAGTGGAAGCTCCAAAAATAGTAAATGTACCTGATGGGTTCGCTGTAACATCATATAATTGTTTATTCATTGCAAAAGGAACACTACCTACCGCCATAGCTTCTTTCTCATAAAGAAATTTTCCTGGGACTCCACCTGGAACAATTTTAAGTAATTCCATAATATCAACTCCTCTGATATCTAGAACAATATCATTTGCATTTGCAAATCCTAAGGCAGGTCCGTCCGCGGCTGGAAGTTCAAAATCTAAATTACAGTTCAAAAAGTTTAATAGTTCCTCAAATATAATTTCCTTAATCTCAGGATTCATCTTTCCAATACCGTTTGTTATCTTCTTTCTTACTCTTTTAACAGCATCTTTTCCACCACCTATCTGAATAAGGTCTAATAAATAAGGTATAAGATTATTGGATTTATCTTTTATATTATCGTAGGAGTCCATTATACTCCTGATTTGTTGTTGTTTCTTTTCCTTGCCTTCTTTTATTTTTTTAAAAGTAGATAGATTTTGGAACCTGGTAACTATACTTGATTTAGCTTCTTGATTATCTGTAGGCATTACATTTCGTATTTGGTGTCTCCTTTATCATCTGACTCTTTATTCAATAATGCATTTAAAGCGTCCTTATCATCTAGTGAAAAACTAAATGGATTAGCGCCTCCTTCAATATCTTTTTGTGTTAAGTTGGATTGGATTTTTGAGAGTTGAATCTTTTTCTCTATTGTAGAATCTATTATTTTTTGCTGTTCTTTTATAACTGGACCTAACACTTGTAGGTCTTCTGGTCCATGCATAAAACTTAACATTTTATTCTGGATTCTAATAGCAGTGTTTCTTTGTTCTACACATTCGTTATAAATCTCTTGTAGTAAAGCTAAAATACTATTTCTATCTAATGCGATTTGTTTTTTCTTAGGTCTTGGCATTTTGTCATATTTTTATAACAATAAATATTTGCAACCCTATTTCCTAAGTGTGTCTGCTAAAGATTTATATATTACCTTATATTTTTTTAAAGCATTTCTTATTTCTTTAGTGGTTAGTCCGGTCATTTCTCTTAGAGATAGGAGTATTAAGTTTTTATTAAATTTATTACCTTTTCCATGAACAAAAATAGCTTCGTAATTGGAAAACACATCTACTAGAGCTAAACCTATTTTTTCTTCATTCTCGTTAAGGTCATTTTCGTTCATGAAATCCTCAATCTGTATTATTAACTTTTTTGTGAGTTCATTATATTCTAGCCCATCTTTATGCATATAATAAACCATATCATCTCTTTCTTGTATACTACTTGATATGTCTTCATAAGATATATTTCTAATAAGTTCTTTTCTGTCTTTTATTATCTGTCCCATTAGATAATTTTTACAAATGGTTCCGAAATAAGAATAAGCTTTTTTATTTTTTTCTGGTTTGAATTTATCCGCCTTGGTGATTAAAAAAGATAGAGTGTCAGCGTGAATATCTCTAAACTCTAACCCCTTTCTATATAACTTATATCTCCTAATGATAGAATCTATCATTTTATTGAGTGGAGCATATAAATAATCTCTGTATATTCTGTCTTTTTCCGTCCAAGTAGTAGCTGTTAAAAACATTCTAACAGCATGCTCTTGTACTTGTCCAAAATACACTTTCTGTTGTGGTTTACGAGGCATTATATAAGTCTTTACTTAGCTTCTTCTTCAGTCTTTGGTTGTATTTCTGTGACAACCCCACCTGTAGAATCTATGCTAACATTTTTTATTTCACTATCTGAGGTTCTATCATCATATTTAACCTTTCTATCCATTTTGAAGAAGTATTCTTTCTTAGCTGTATCCATCCAAAACTTTGCTTCTTCTGGCATTAACTTATCACTTGTGTGGTTTTTATATTCCCAAAATAAAGATTCTACTCTCATATTTGTATGTTTATAGCCTACTTTAGGGATTGTCATAACTTGTAAGTCATTATAAGTAGCTCTTAATAAAAATTCATAAACGAAAGTAAGTTTCATAGAGCTTTTAAATCCTCCTACAGCTTCAAAATCTTCTTTTTTCATTGCCATCCCACTAGTTTGGAAGTTTTGGTAGTTTAATAGAGCTGTATTATCTAGGAATCCTAATTTATCAGAGAATTTCATAGCCCACACTGCCTCATTAGTGAAACTTATGAATTGTCCTGCTTCGTCAACATCCACAACTAAAGGTAATAATATTGAAGTTTTATTATAAGAATCTTTATACTTCTCTACATTTTTAAACCAAATTGTAGAATATTCATCATCAAATTCTAATATAGAGAACCATGTAGTTTTTACTTGGCTCACACCATAATTTATTTGTGAACAGAAATCTAAATCTCCTTCATTTATCATAAATTCAACATCTAATTCACCAAAATCATATGACTCCATAAATGATTTTACGTCTTCACAATCACAGTGAATTATAGCTACCTTTTCAGGTTTAAGTGTATTTTCTTGAATGCTTTTGATTGCCTTATCAAACCATTCCTTGAA